CGTCATTTTGATCACCCCCTTCGGCACCAGGGCTCTCGTCCCCAGCAGCCTCGCCTCCGGCATCACCACCTAAATCTAATCCTCCAGCATCGTCTCCACCTAAGTCAAGACCTCCGCCGGAATCTCCACCACCCATGTCTAATCCTCCACCAGCATCACCACCGCCTTCAGCGGGAGGTTGACTAGCAGCTTCAAGACTAGCAGCAAACTTCTTGTCAAAGAACATTTCTCTTTGCATTCTAACAAACTCTTCATCAGAAAGACCAAAAAGGTTCTCGGCTACCCATCGTTTTGAGAAGTATCCTTCCGTGGCATTTCCAGCAACAGAAAATTTCTTCTCCCAATGTTCAAGTTCTTGCAGTTCAGCAATCTTTGATGGGTTGTTTAATTGTAATTTAAAAGAAAGAAGATCATCATTGCGGAATCCCATTGTAAACAAGTGAACGATTCCGATCTTCTCAAGTTCTGCTATAACAACTCTTTGGAGTCTTTGTATTGTTCTAGCAAAACGAATATCTTTTTGAGCAAGTGTTGTTTTATCTTCTTGTGCTCCATCTCCCATTGTAAGATAGGATTGTGGAACTTTAAGAGCAGAGAACAATTTATCTCGTAAATATTTAACATCTTCAATGGTAGCAGTCATAGCGCCACCCGGAAGATTTTCTATGCTTGTATTCGATGTTCCACGAATAGGAATGTAGTAATCTTCTTCAATTGATAAAGGGTTATAACGAAGATCAAGTCGCCCTGTTGTTGGATCTGTAACTTGGTGTCGCTTCATTTGTGTCATAACTTTCTGCATGTATTGTTCTACGTCTTGTGGTGGAATATTCCCAACATCAATTTTAAAAACTCTTCGCTCCGGAGCACGGACAATTCGGTAAGCCATCATAGCATCTTCTAACAATGTAAGTTGTCTCCAGATTCTACGAGCTGGTTCCAAGACAGACGTTCCATAGGGAGCATGCTTGTCATTTCCAAGAATACGGAAGTGAGCCATTTGCCAGTTTTCCAAAGTCATTCCCGCTGTATTCCATTGATACTGTACATAATTAGGATTCGATTCGTCTTCACCTTCAAGTCTTTCAATCTCTTGTGGGGGAAGTCCAATAACTGCACGGATACCCGTAGATTCTTCAATATCTAAATACATAAAGAGATCTCCGTACTTACACATTGTACGGCACCAACCGAATAGATTGTGCTCTATATTTAATACATTATGGTATAAATTATCTAAAATTGTTTTGATTTCATCATTTGGACATTTAATGCGCAACATTGCTTGTAAAGACGAATGAGTTGTCATCTCGTCTGCGTAAATATCTAAGGAGGAAGCACATTCAGGTGTATACTCCATTTGATCAAAATCAATATAACGCTCATTACGATTTCTGTTTGAAATCATATTCACTGCCATAATGTTCATGGGGTTATATTCTTGCTTTTTAAACTGCCTTCCGGAAGCCGAATTGAATCGAGAAGCATATTGATCCAAGTGTTGCCTTCTTAACTGGCGACCTTGTTGCGTTCTTCTTTGTGTAATCGGACCGGAAAACAATCTCGTTAACGAACGGAAAAGACCATTCTCCGGGTTATAGGGATTCTTCCCTAAGTTTCTATTTTTCTTAGCCATTTATTATCCTTTGAATATCCATGCGAAATTTCTTGCATGACTTAACTCTTCTTTATATTTAGTTTCGAAGTCGGCATTATACCCATCTTGCCCTTTTATCGTTGTATTCATCACATTCTTTTTCATATACATTCCGTCAATCATAGCCTTTCGATATTCCAAATCTTTTTGTGAGACTTCCAACGCTGTGTCTCTCACCCAGCACATTATTGATAAGCACATTATAATATCGTCATGATAAGATCTCATTGCTTGGGGTTTGCCGTTATTCCAAACAAATGTTCTGAATTCATCAAAGGCACGAGAAGAGGGGATCTTAATAATTTTATTTCTTATGAACTCTTCAAGCTTCGCTACAATCAAAGGTCTGGTTTTTGTGGAAGTTGTAAATCCACCGATAGCATTGCTCATGAACTCACCTTGATTCGCATCAACGAATTCATGTGTACCTTTGACTGAGTAGTAGAGGTTCTCATAGCCAAGATCTTTAAGTTTCTCAAATACAGAGATACCAATCCCGTTGTTCTCTACAACAAGCAGACATTTGCCGTATTCCGTTCCAGCAGAGTGTAACATCTGCGCATACATATCAAGAGACGGTTTGCCTTGATACTCTGCTACAACTTCCATTCTCCCTACATTAAGCACATGAAATACAGAGTTGTCAGCCCCGTCGCCTCTAGCAACATCGGCAACGAGCAAATAAGTATTTCCCTCTTGGTACTTTTCCCATATCCAAAAATTTCTATCATATCCTGTCCTATAAGTTGGTTCTACAATTTGTGATTGCAACCAAGCAATATCATCCGGATGAATAACTGTATCACCTGATGTATTGAAGTTGCACTCTAATTCTTGTGCGATTTGTCTCCGAGACATATTTTTTGTCTCTTTCTTAAACCATGTCTGGTCTCTCTCCGGATGAACATCCCATGGGAGGTTTACCGGCTTGAAATCTGATTCTCCATTGTCCGCAGTCACATATGTTTTATGAAACCAGTTTCCAACACCATTTGGAGTACTCAAAGCAATACAACGACCACCTGTAGATAGTGTGGGATAAAGACCAGTCCACAAGTCATCAAGTCCGTCAATGTGAGCAGCCTCGTCAATAATAAGAAGAGACAATGCTTCCGAACGACCTGCATCACCGGAGGTTGATGCGGCTTTAATCTGAGAGCCATTGGAGAGTTCAAACGAAGTTCTGTTGTCAATCTCAATTTTCGATACCTTCATCCACTCCGGAAGGTATTGCATAATATTCTTTACTTTCTTTACAAGGTTCGCTGCTGTTGAGAACTTGGTTGCAATCACAAGAATATTCTTGTCTCGATGAAACAGCATAAACCAAACAGCATAGGCAGCAGATATTGTAGAAATACCCAACTGCCTTGCTTTTAGAATTACAGTAAAACGAAAATCGTTAAAGTCATTTATTAAATCATCTTGATAAGGATAAGTCTTAAAAGGAATAAGTCCGTGCATAGGATGCGAAATACGACAATAATTATTTATGAAGTATTGTGGATCTTTGCCGGACTTAACAATTTCTTTTACAATTTCTTTCTTGGAAAGAGAAAAGCTCATTATTCTTTCTCGTTGTCACCTTTCTTGATGAACTCGTTTTGTGGTCGCTTTGCAGCTTTAAATTTTTCGAGAAAGTCTCGTGTAATCTTTCTACTATCTTCTACCGCTGGGTCCATGATAGGTTCTTCTTTCATTTTGCTAATCTTGTAGTGTTGATAAGCTTGAACGAATGAACGAACACGAGAGGTTGATTGAACCAAAACTTTTGGCTCTCCGTCTGCCGTGAGAGTCACAGAACTACCAGTAATTGCCTTGTATTCTTTTTGAAGGAACTTCTTAATCTGATTAAGTTGACTAACCATATCCCCCTCAAAGTCCTTAGACTGATGGACATCTTTTAAGCGAATATCAGATTGGTAATTTATGCAGATTTTGTTTCCGTAGAATTTAACGGAGAATCCATCGTTAACTCGGCTATCCATTATGGGACACCCTTCTTCTCGTTTAAGTCCGACTTTGCGAACTTGTCCATCAAGAGAAAATCTCTCATCGTGTACACCATCATAAGCATTTGCTGCTGCTTGTGATAGTCCTTGTATAATTTCTAGTGTTGTTGATTCAGCCATTATTTATTCCTTTTTTAATAATCGTAAAGTTCTTCTTTGAGACCTTCTAAATATTGTTCTATCTCACGTTGTTCTGTTACGTTAGTAGAATTTTGTAGTATTTTTTCAAATTTTTCTATTTCTTGTCTAAGTGCCCATTTTGGTCTTTGTCCATATGGTAATTCAAATGCCCAAGGCGCATCCATCTTCTCTACTTCTTCTTTAGGAATTTTCATTCCGGTTGCGAGTTCAAGAGCCATGTTGCGACCTTCTTCACCACTCGCAACCATTTTTCTGAGTTTGTCCATATTATCCATGGATTCTCTTATAAGTTTTTTAAGTCTTTTGATTGTTAATTTCATTTGGTCTCCACCCTTTATACCATCTTTCTTCACGGCCTTCGATGTATTGAATATAACATTTTTCACAACAATCAAATTTAGACATGTAAACATCATCATTAGATTTAAAGGAATAAACATTACAAACAGGGC